CTGACGAGTCCAGCCGTGAACGCTCCATCAATCCTTACCTTGCCCATGTACCCCAAAGTCATCATTGATAAACTCCAAGTCAAAATCATAAATCGGATAGCGTGACCAAAGAGTTCACCCCATTCGATGCCTTCTTTTTCCTCTTTCTCTTCAGCCATAAAAGTAAAGATTCTTGTCTAATACTAGCAAAGGAGCTATGTTTGGGAAGTAACACATAAAAACGATGGTAAAAATCTTTAAGCCTATCCTTTTAGTCTTTATCAAATCTAAAGCAATGAAGAGATTGATAGTGGATCTGCTAAAGGCAATAGCCAAACAAACAGACAACTCAATAGACGATCAAGCGGTTGCTTTTATTGAGTCCAGAATGTTCCCAGGCTCTACTACAAATCTTCAGTGATATGAAAAATGATGGCTTTTTAAAAATGATCCATACGGAACTGCCACCCGAAGCTGAATTGGCAATAGAACTTCGATGTAGAGAAGTAATGGCTTGCGAAGATACAGATACATTAAAAGCCTTTTGTATAGACATGATGAAGAACCATGCCAGGGCTGAAGCAGTTTTATCTAAAGCTATGATGAAAGTAATAGAGCTAGAGGCAACATTAGCTGTACTACAAACCAAGACAAAAAAGAGTACAGGAATTTATAAACTTAGATGGTGGTTAGAACAGTTTTATATGCACATGAAATATAGACATATAACAAAGCGTCATTCACGAGAAGCATAACGAGCCTGTATGTCAGGTACTATCATTTCTGGATACTGAATCGTAAACCATTTGTGTCCACATTCATAACAAAGCCTTCTGCGAACTGTTATAAATTTTGAATTTCGTTCAGAACGAATCACCTTTTGATCGCTGTACATTTTACAGCCTGGGCACTCAACCCATGTTATTCTTTTCATTTTTAAGTTGTTTAGTTTTTCTGCTTTCTTCCGTCAATTCGTCTTTGCACAGATTCTCTCCACATCAACTCGTCTTTGGCTTCAGCAATTTTATATTCTGAGCTAGTAAATTCACGTTGTAATGC